TTGAGGGAGAAGAAAAGAATAAAAGAAAGTCAAGGTGAATGTACTGAAATCTATAAAATTTTGGGATTCTAAACCCGGGTGTCAAGGATAGACACCTATTTAACAACAATCCAGCCTAAGTAGTAGGCTAATGCAGTGCCAGCGATTATGACAGTGCGGGAACTTGGATGAGAAACACGAAAATATGCGTGAAGCGCAAGGGATTGAAACAAGTACTGATATACAGTAGATTCAGGCACCACAATCACCCAAAAGAATGATGCAATAGCTAGCAGAACTTGCAAGTGTTTCGGAGAAGCCAAAACAGTTGGAAGAGCGATGAGCAGTCCGACAAACTTTGTTTTGTTGGCGACAATCCAAATTGCCAGAGGATTTTCGGGATTAGCCGTAGTCCATTTGCCGATCACTCCAGTTGCCTCGAAAATTGTCGATTGAGTGACAACGACAGCCAAAACCGCGAGTGCAGTAAGCAATACGGTTGGATTCGAAAGCGATCGAGTCAGAGCGCCAGAGATGTCTGAAATAGCACCATTAAGATCAAAAACAGAGTTCTTGACTTTCTTGGCGACGTTTTTGGCGCGGGACTTGACAGAATTCGCACGCTTGGCGATTGAGGCAACGATGCGACGTTCATTGCGCATTGCAGCAACCTTAAGAGTGGGAGATTGTTTCTTTGAAGGCATTTTTAATAATAAAAATTTTTGATATTTGAAATTGAACTTTTTAGATTAAAATTTTTATAAAAAGAACTCCAGTCGTCAATCATCATGGAATTCATGAATACATCCTGATCAGGAAGAAAGACGATGTTAGTGTGATTGACGACGCGGTAAGAATTTTTCAATCCGAGATGTTTGTAGATGGAGAGTAACTCGGATCCGTCGATGAACACGGTCATGAAGATCGCGTTGAAGTATTTAACGTCATCTTTTGTGACGATTCCGCAGTGGTCTGGAGTGCCTTTAACTAGCTTGTTGATGACAAAAGGATCGGTAGTACATTTACCTATAGAAATGAAAATCAAATGGTTAAGCCTTAAATGAGAATAGGCAAACTCGTCTAGACGAGACGAATTTGCGAAGAGAAAGAGAGTAGAAAGAAGACAGATGATATACA